TTTCATCATAGACCACCGCCTTGATGGTGGCCTGGAGGTCGGTTTTGGGCAGGATGCTATGCACCAGCAGGTCTATGGACTCCAAGCCAGTTTCCCCGAAAAGGAAGAGGTCTCCCACCGCGGGCCAATCGTCTTCCGGAATGATCGGCGTGGTGAAAGTCAATTCCAAGTTTTCCGTCCCAACCACAGTATCCACCGCCTCCAGGACGTGGCTGTTGTCGGGCAGGACGAAGCGCACCCCGTAGCTGCCACCTGGGGTCATGGGACACCACTCATCCACCACCACTCCCGCCAGGTTGCCGGTAGGTACCTCGCCGATTACTTCCAGGACCAATTCTTTGACCCGGCCCCAGGATAGGCCCACCAAGAGCACGTCATGGGCGAATTTGATACGATCTCCTCGGGTAGCTACCAGTTGCAGGAGATCGGCGTCCCATTGGTGGGACTCAAAACGGATGCGAGCCACAGCTAGGAAATATCGGGCCAACTTAAAAATATTATCTGGATCGGTTTGGCCAGGAAGTTCCAATTGCTCATAAATAGTAGCTAAGGGCAGACTGGCAGTATCCCCGGAACCGAAGGTTTCAGCCATATAAGTAGCAAGAATATGGATTTGGTTCACTGTGGAGGTATCCTGTACTACATAACTGCCGTCATAATTGGTGGTTCCTGCCACTTCTATAGTCCAACCGGCTGTGAAACCATGGGCGGTGCAGGGAAGGCCCACCACCCCGCCACCCACGTTGACCGCGGCCCCGGACAGATTTTTGGTGGCCACGTTATTCCAGGCATTCCGGCGCACACCGCTGCCGTCCAGGAGGGCGTAACCGTCAGCCAGCACCAGGCGCTCATCTTCGGCCCAATCATTATCTTCATTGCGAAACGGCACCCGGAAACAATGCGGCAGATCGGGGTAGACGATGGCACTCTTGAAATTGGCGCTGTTGCGGGGCGTCCAGGCTGGACCGATGGTGAAGGCTTGGGGGCGGTCGATGATCACCGACAACAGGTTATCTAACCAGGAAAATGCTGCCCGGCCCGCGGCGGCGATTTCGTCCAGGACCTCTTTCTGCCGGGCCGGATAGTCAATGATCTTGTTATAGGCAAAACCATTAGTAGTACAGAATTCATGCCAATCTTGAAGGGCCGTCAAGGAGAGGCGGTTATTAGCCAAGGTCTTTTGCTTATGCGTCCCCTGCACCAAGTGCCGGTAGAGACTGGCCGGGTTGTTGGTGGTCCGGGAAATCCAGGTGGCGGACCCCGCGTCCCAATCCAGACAGATGGAATGGGCGATACCGGAGAAGGTATCCACCACCCCGGAAAGCTGATCCGAGGCCTTGATACGCATGGCGGTGACTGCACAAGCTACCGGGGGGTCCCAGGCTTCAGTATAATTGATGTCGCGTATTGCCGTCCAATAAGAAAAAGAAATCTGTTGGGGGGAACCGGCGGGTTCCAGTCGGATCAGACGCACATCAAAGGAGGCAGTAGGATCATTAGCAGTATTCACCCGCCAGCGCCAGCCCCGGCGCACCGCGGAGGCCGTGGCCGCTCGGATGCGTTGATCGCCGGTGATGCTGTGTGCCATAATCCAATAGGTCTGATTGCCGTTGCCAACTTCCGTGGTAGTGGCCGTGGAAGTGGTATAGGTTAGGATCAGGGCAGTGACTTCGGAAATCAGATAGGTGGTGTCATTGGCCGGGGTGGTGCAGTTATCCAGGGTGATAGTTTGTCCCACCTTCACCCCGGCGTCAATCCAGGATCCGGAACTCCGGGTCAGGGTCTTGGCCACCACGTCAATGGCGACAGTGAGGTTTTCCTCACCATGACGCCGATATTCAATGGTCCCAGTCCAAGCCTTCACTATCCGCTGGCCATTAGCATTAATGGAATAAAGGCCTTGGGGCCAGGTAATATCTACGGAGATTTCCTGGATACCGGCCCCGGTGGTGCGCTCCTGGGGCACACCCTGTTCCAGGAGGATGGAGAGCGTCGTCTCCTCCACATCCTGACTGAATAGTGTCAGGTCCTCATCACCGAAGGTGATGGATACGGTCTGATTGCCGTTGCCCGCCTCAGTGGTGGTAGCCGTGGATGTGGAATAATACAATACTAATTCCGTAACTTCGTCGATTAAATAATCCGTGTCGTTGGCCGGAGTGGTACAGCCCCCCAGGGTGACGGTCATACCAGGTTCGATGCGCTCACGTTCTCCGCCAAAGGCTGGTGGCGGACTGGGTGGTGACGGTGGTTCCCCAGGGGTGGGGGGATCGGGCTGCCCGTTTACTAACCAGGAGCCGGAACTCCGGGTCAGGGTCTTGGCCACCACGTCAATGGCGATATTCTGATCCTCCAACACCAGAGTTAAATTGCGATGCTCCACCTCAATGCCGTAAAAGCTGTCCAGGGCGTTATCGCCGATTTTCAGGTTTCGCACCTCCACCGGACCAAAACCCCAGACAAATAGCAAACGTAGATATTGATCATTACCTTGGATTTCCGTATAGGGATTAGCACCGTAGGGTGGAAAGGCCCGATGCCGCCCTAAAACCAAGGGGATCGGCCCCCACTTGTTGGCGGAGTTACTGGCTCCAGTCAAGCTCAGAGTAGGTGATTCCTGGGATTGTCCAGATAGTTGTGCCATCCGACCAGGAGGTGCCGGGGGGAAGAGGGCGTTGAGAGCCAAGCGACCTGCCACACCCACAGCCATGCCTGCTATACCTGCGAAAATACCTGCCCATGTCGCTCCCCACAATGGGGCAAGAGCACCATATGTAAGAGCAGTAGTCACTATCATAGCGATAGCAACAAAAATCATCCCTAGCATCCGGCCCCAGCCGCCCTGGGGAATGGCCCGGATGGTGATGTTCGAACCGGGGGCGGGATAGGTGGAGGCCCAATTACGAGGCCGGATGTAGTCGTCATTGACCCAGACGTGGGCGCCGTGGGGGGTGATACCGGGTTCAGCTTCCTGAAGGACTTGCCAGAGGGAGATGCCGGGGGGCAGGAACAGTTCTTCGTGTCCCTGTTTAAAGGGGTTCTTACAAGCCACTACCCGCAGAGCCTGGGGATCAATGGGGACTGGTAAATCTTTTGTCATCGTTAAAAAACCCGTATAACCATAGTCAGGATTGCAACTATCATTAACAAGAAGACATTGATCCCCATTAAAACCCCTCCAATTAATGTAAGGGTTTCAAGAGAGAAGCATTTATTAAGCAAGTTGTTCATAGCGATAAATCCCCAAGACTCGGGGTTTCCAAACCCCAGAGAGATACGGTTCGATGCAAGTAGCGCAACCCCGATCCACATGCAGCATCAGACCCGAAGTCACCACCATAGCCGCGTGGCAGGGCTGGCCTCGGAGCAAGAGCACGTCACCAGGCCGTTCTTGGCCCGGAGGAATCTCCCGATAGGCCAGGGCTAAGGCATCCAGGGCAGGGCGCACCCCTTCCGGGCCTTGCAATCTGCAATCTTCCAAATCCGGCAATTCCAGACCGAAACATTCCCGGTAAGCCGCTCGGAGCATCCCCCAACAAGACCAACCTCTAAAATCAGCCCCGCCTGCCTTAAAGGGCACACCCACAGCCTGGACTGCGAAATGGTCAATCTTTTCCAAGATGGAGCCTCCTATCCAAACAGTCCTGGCGCAATCGTTGGTGTAAAACAATAATCCACAACCGGCTCATCAAACAGGCCCTCCAAGGAAAGCGTTCCTTGGATGGTAAAAGCATCATATTCCACTTCCCGCATGGTAAAATTATCCATCACTGCTTCCACATAATCTGGAGTTGAGATAAGTACGACCTCCAACTTAATGGAACAGGGTTGGATTGTAGCGCGCAAGACCTGCACCAACCGTCGATCCACATTAGCCACCACGATCTTAGCTTGGGGCGGTCGGTCCGGACCGTCTTCCGCCAGAGTGATCTCCATAGGAATGGCTAGGAAGGTATCCCCCCGGCTCACCACATTTTCCCCAGCATTAGTAAGGCGGTGTGTCTCTGCCAATTCCGAGTGAGTCACAGTCACCAACAGAATGGCCGCATCTGGGTTCTGTTGGGCATTAGCCCCAGCACGGAAAACAGAAGAAATATTAGAACGCATAGTCCACTCTTATGGCAGTTCTGCTAATTGTAACTTTACTTTCCACATTTGTTGTCCCCCACTAAAAGCCCCAGTATCTGAATATTGAGGGGGTGCCATAAAGATCACATTTAAATCTGCGCCTCCAAAAGGATCTGGGAAATTGAAGTTTGAAGCACAATAATCTTCCCAAAAAGAACGTAAAGTTGCTTTCTGTGAAGTAGTCAAATCCATCTCACCTGAGAAAATTCGGATAGTACCTACCCCCCGCCGTCGTGTCAGCGGAGGACCGAAGTCGGTTTTAAAAGATAACACCAAATCTGGTTCTGTCTCTTGATAACTGCCTATTAAAAACTCCTGTGGCAAAGAAGCATTCCAATCTGTCATGATTACCTCGTCATCTTCCTACCGTGATTTATAGCTTTAAAAAAAGACCCCTGACGACCATAAGCCCCAGCCATCATATCATCGATATCTTCAAGGGTTATTTTTAACCCTCCATCCCCTTGTGGTTCTGCTTTGGCTTTGACTCCCACATGATCTTCTATAGTAACGTTTACTACTGGCGGTCGATTACCCCCTCCCCAACGCATCCCAGCATCGTAAGCTACAGTTTCTTGAGGGGACAAAACCCGTTCACTGCCTAATAATACAGCCAAGTATTCGTTAGGAGCTAGTCCCTTATGACCATAGACCGCCCCGGCAATGGGGCCGCCACTACCCTGATGCCAATATTGAGCGGAGACAGGACTACTACCACCACCAAAAATCCCGCTTAAAAAGCCCCAAAAACCACCGCCGCCACCGCCGCCACCAAAAAATAGATTACCTAATAAATTTGCCCCCTGCATTAAAAACCCGAAAATACCCTGTCCAGCTTGCATAAGAGTGTTACCACCCTGTAAAAAGGTATTTTGGAATCTATTATCAATCTGTTCCCATTGCTGTGTGACTTCATTCCATCTCTCAATATCAGGGACATCTCCCCACAGAGCCGCCCCCCCAAGTCCTATATTATCACCCATAATACTAGGAATACCACCCACACTACTAACATCAAACACATACATTGGTTTATTGGGGGAACCTCCTAACTGTCCCATGCCCAAAGACTCTTTACTGATCCCGAAAAGACCAGGAAGTATATCGAATGCCCCAGCCACGACCAGTTTAAACAGATTCTTATAGGTAGAATCGATAACATCATTAAATACCTTTTCGAGATCCGTTTTCTTCCCACGAATAGCATCTACAAATGCCTGCCCCCCTACCTCCCCAACCTGCTGTTCAGCATCCTTAAGAAACTGTACTGTAGTTTTAGCCCACCTAGTTTCTATTTCCTGAAACCGTCCTACAGACCAGAGTTTCAGACCACCCCAAATTTCCTTCGTCTCCCATTCTTTCATCTTAAATTGTAATTGTTCAGCACCCTGAACCATACTAAATAATATTGTTAGCTGTTCTCTAAGAACCGGATTGAGGTCTTTATTATTCAAAAGTTTTCTAAATTCCAATTCATTTATTCTTTGTTGGATACCTAAAACAGCCTCTTGTACTTTAAGTTGCTCCTTTGGAAAGAGTAGATTCTGTGCTAGAGCAGAACCATATTTAGTAAACATAGAATAAACATTAGAAAGCCTATCTACCGCTATTTCTTGTCCTTGTATTGCAAGGTTGATATCTTTCTCTTTATTAATTCTGTCAACAAGCGACCGCCTGATTTTTTCCTCGCCTTCACTAAGCCCATTTAATTTTATAAAAGCATCTGTTTTTAATACCAAAGAAACCCTATCACTTTCTGCTGCTAATCGGGTATATTCCAATTGCTCTTTAAGAGCGGGGTTTAAACTAACGAGTGTTTGATAATAACCGCCAAGATTATCATTCATCTTCTGTAGATTTTCATTGATCTTTGTATAGGTCTGTAGCTGTTCTACTTCAGTTATAGCCTCGCCTACTGGCATCCCTAGTTTCTCACTAAGCCTAGCGCCAGCTTGTTCCATCAGCTTCTGGACTTCTCCTATACCCATGTTCCTACCAAGGACCGCTTGTACGAAACCTTGCGTCTCCTTTGGGAGATTCTCAAAAACAGCCCCTCTCTTTATCC